ATACCGGAGGCGGTGATGGCGGGCTCACCACCGCTGAACGTCAGCGTCTGAAAGAGCTGGAACGTGAAAATCGTGAACTGCGCCGCAGTAACGATATCCTTCGCCAGGCTTCCGCTTATTTTGCGAAGGCGGAGTTCGACCGCCTCTGGAAAAAATGATGCCACTGCTGGATAAGCTGCGTGAGCAGTACGGGGTCGGACCGCTATGCAGCGAACTGCATATTGCCCCGTCAACGTATTACCACTGTCAGCAACAGCGACATCATCCGGATAAACGCAGTGCCCGTGCGCAGCGCGATGACTGGCTGAAGAAAGAGATACAGCGCGTATACGATGAAAATCACAAGGTATACGGTGTGCGTAAAGTCTGGCGTCAGTTGTTACGGGAAGGTATCAGAGTGGCCAGATGCACTGTGGCACGTCTCATGGCGGTTATGGGACTTGCCGGTGTTCTCCGGGGTAAAAAGGTCCGTACGACCATCAGCCGGAAAGCCGTTGCCGCAGGCGACCGCGTAAACCGTCAGTTCGTGGCAGAACGACCTGACCAGCTGTGGGTGGCTGATTTTACTTACGTCAGCACATGGCGGGGCTTCGTCTATGTGGCGTTCATCATTGATGTGTTTGCCGGATACATCGTGGGGTGGCGGGTCTCATCGTCCATGGAAACGACATTCGTGCTGGATGCACTGGAGCAGGCGTTATGGGCCCGTCGACCGTCCGGCACGGTCCATCACAGTGATAAAGGTTCTCAGTATGTATCGCTGGCCTACACACAGCGGCTTAAGGAAGCCGGATTACTGGCATCAACAGGAAGTACAGGCGACTCGTATGACAACGCGATGGCGGAGAGCATCAATGGTCTTTACAAAGCGGAGGTAATACACCGTAAGAGCTGGAAAAACCGTGCAGAAGTGGAACTGGCCACACTCACGTGGGTGGACTGGTATAACAATCGACGATTGCTGGAAAGGCTGGGCCATACTCCTCCGGCAGAAGCAGAAAAAGCTTATTATGCTTCCATCGGAAACGATGATCTGGCAGCCTGAGTTCACAGATAAAACACTCTCCAGGAAACCCGGGGCGGTTCAGACATCGCAAGGGACGTGGGTTAGTGCTTTAGAACGCCTAGAGCGTGCGCTTAGGCTGTGTTGTTTTTTTCGAAAGAATACTGATTTCAGGGATGAATTTGATCAGCTTTCGGCACATCTACTAGCAGAGTATGAACGTACCAGAGAACAAGGCGATTCACCTTATCCGCTGCGACTCCTGCAACTCGATATCGACTGTAAAGTGAGTGAGCCATCTTTTATTGCCCAGGAACTCCTGTTTCTGACAAAAAACTATCTGGCTCAAAAATTATTTTCATTTGCCGTCGATGCCTGTAAAACCGCAATCACGATTGCGAATAGGTGCTGTGACAGAGATACACAGTTTGAATTCTGGCGGCTTCTTGCCGATACACATCTGGAAGAGTCAAAATTCCAAGATGGCGGTATGATTTCGGCAGCCTGCATGCAGAATGCTATTGAAGCACTGGCTAATATTCCAGGAACCCGAATAGAACGTCTTGCGCTGTATGAAGAAATGCGTGATTACCAAATCGAATCCCGTCACCAGATGTCTATCCTTCAGTCTCCCCCTCAAGATATTAGTGAGATTGTCCATCAAGCCAAGAGTCGGGTAGTCGGAAGAGATATGTTTGATATGGTTTTCAGACTTGCGATGCTGGTCTGTCGGCCAACCAGCATTGAGAGACTTAAGGCTCAAGCAATAGAACAAAAGGCCAACAGCATAGCTTGGATGTTTGGATCAACACATATTGATCATGAGGGAATGACACTTGCTCGCATACCCGCAGGATTGGGGATTGATGATGCAAATGGGGCAGTTATTTGGCCCATAATGATGACGAGAATGCGTATCGACCATGAGTTGGCAGTAGCTGGGCAAATTATTCCTGCTACAGATGAGATCACAATGAAATATCCAATCTCGGAGGCGTTTTTTCGCGATATGTTCATCAATCATCCCTTCATCCCGTTTGGGCATGAAGAGTTTTTCATCAAGGGTATGGTTTGCGGTTTCAATGGAGATTTTATGACGGCATGCCACGTGTTGATTCCCCAGATCGAAAATAGTCTGAGATATGTGGCTAAAATTAAAGGTGAGGAACCATCGCAGCTTCACGGGGACGGTTCGCAAGAGCGAAATGGACTCAAGGGATTACTAGATAATCCACTGATTATTGAAGCTTTCGGCGTAGACATAATTGGCAATCTTCAGGCCTTACTGGTAGATAAAATCTATGGTGATTTACGAAATCAACTAGCTCACGGATATGTGCCTGCCGGTTACTACAATCAACCTCCCTGCATTTTTGCATGGTGGCTTGTATTGCACATTCTAATGAACCCTACGGCGAGATACTGGCAAGCCACTTATGGCCAAGAGAGTGAGGCTCAGACTTAAAGTGAATAAGTTTACGAAGTTGGCACTTCCGGATGCATGTCCATATGAGTTGAGGCGATTTGGTTAATAAGGTTGAGTGCTGCTGAAATTATTCGATGTCCGCTTTTGGCACAAAGCGGACAACCACGCCAGATCTACCCTGTGCCATGAAAAATGAGAATGTCAATTCACTCCTGAACTAATGCTTTTTAATCTAGTAACGTCTAAAATACCTAACATTATCCCTGATAAAATGCCAGTATGCGCTGCATAACTTCACTCATCCGGCACTCGCGACAGATTATGTTTAGGCGACTGTCGTAGCGACGTATTTCTCCATCAGGTAACGACCAGATAAGGTCCGGATCAACCACAGCTGTTTTCTTCACCTTTGCCCTCGAGAGTTTTTTGCGGGCGTTTTGCCAGTCCTTACGCGCCTGTTCAGACGGGAATAACCCGTAGCCGGAGTTGTATACATCGCCACTGGCTACCAGCTCTCTGGCAAGAACGCTCATCAGATATCTAGTCGCACCTGTTTTAGCTTCCAGTTGCCGTAACGTCTCACGACCGCTCTGGCGCACGAGTTCCACCACCTGCCCTTTAATTTTTTCCCGCTCTTCTTGTGTAAAAACTTTTGCCACAAGTCCCCCTTAAAATTACCTCATGACCTGAAATCAAAACTTATCCTCTGAAACCAGGCGGAATTTCTGTATCCGGTTCAGAAATATGATTAACACAACGCTGTACAGGTGAACGCCCCAGGCGGATGACCAGTTCGTCCCATTTTTCGCGGAGCTTTGACGGGCTCATGATGTTTTTTACCCAGAATGGATCCCGCTGTACCCGACCAAACATTTCACAAATTTGTCTGTGGCTTCTGCCATCCAGCATCCGCATTGTGCGCACATCATTGGCCCAGACAGTCCAGTTAGGCTCTTTTGGTCGCATGATCTCGCCATCATCACTGGCGGCCTGTTCGTAGAGACCCACGATCCGCCCCCATATCCACTGCGCACACGCCAGATCCTCCTGGCTACCCCACTGGCGTTTTTTCGCACTAAACACAACTGCGCCAGGGTGCCGGATTAAAAAATCCTGTTCAGCCGTCTGCGGGTCCGGTTGCGAAGCTTCCGGACGAAAAGTGTTTTTATTCTCTGTAGTAATCTCTGTTGTATTCTCTGTAGGATCATCGGGCCATTTTGACCCGATGACATTGGGTCGTTTTGAACCAATGGAGCGTTTCATTTTGACCTCTTCCATCGTGTCATTTTGACCTGATGGAGCGGCGCATTTTGAACCGATGGATTCGCTCAATTTGCCATCATCTAAAAGCTCGCTTCCATAGTTAATCGTGTAGAAATTGGTCATATCGCGCTTTGATTTATTGAGCTTTTCACAACGCAAAAGCCCCAGCGTTTTCAGACTTGCAAACGCGCGCTTTAACGTTGACTCTGACCAGAATGGGAACTGTTCCAGCCATTGTTCCGTTGTGTTGTAAATCCAGCGAACACCATCACATTCCATGCCGGAATTGGTATCTCTCAACCAGTAATGCAACTGCTGCAACACAATGGCTTCATTTAAGCCAATCTTCATCGCAAGCTGTGTGTTTATAACCAGTGGGCGTTCAGCAAAAAGAAGGCTCATAATTCCATCCAGCTTTTTGTTGGTATTGCTGTCGATACGCAAGTTTGAAAGCAATTGCTTTTTCTATAAGTTCGTCAGTTTCACGATCCACTACGGCAGGATCAGCAAAAAGCAGTCCGGACTCCACCACATCGCCATATTCTTTGTTTAACCCGGCGATCATGTACGTGATGCTTTTTCCGTCACTAATTTCACGATACAACCTGAAATCATTAATCCGGATAGCCTCCATAATTGCAGGCACTAGCGCCGTGAACTTTTCACGCTTATCCCTGGTGTCGATAGCCTTCCAGCGTTCGAATATCTTCACTCGATTAACGCCAAGCGCTCGCTGATCAACCGCGCCACCTTCATCTGTGACACGCTGAACATCGATGTTCGGGCGCTCTTTCAAAGCCCAGAATGCTTCAGTGATTAATATCGTCGCCTGCTCCTGTGTCATTCCTGGTCGACATATCCAGGCATCCAGAGCCTCACGAGCCTGTTCAGGAGTGATTTTCATTGTTCAACCGCCCCGCCCGCTTCGTCTTACGATATTCGTCATAAACCTTGGGATCATACAGAAGCTCGCCGCCAGATGCCTCCTGTAGACGCATCGCGCGACCTTCAGGAACCAGCTCTTGCCATTGAGAAACAGCAGATGGGTCAACGCCAGCAGCTTTCGCTACTTTGGCTTTCGTACCGTAAAAATTAATTACGTCTGATTTAAACATCGCACCTCCAGTATTGAGTTTTCTCAATGCTAATCACTCAAGGAATCTCAAGTCAAGGGTTATTAAGATATCTAAATATGAACGAGAAAACTTTAGGTCAACGCATTAGAGAAAGACGTAAGCAGGTAGGTTTAAGTCAAAACGGTTTAAGCAAAGCTGCTGGCGTATCTGGCTCATCAATTTCATTATGGGAAAGTGACCATACAGCCCCGCGCGGGCAAAATTTGCATCGCCTCGCCGAGGTATTGCAATGTTCACCAACCTGGATACTGTTTGGCGACGAGGACAAAACACCAGCTCCCCCTGTTTCACTCGATAGTGCCTTAGACTTATCGGAAGATGAGTTAGAGATGCTGCGTTTGTATCGCGCACTTCCTAAATCAGAGCAACAAGCACAACTCAGCGAACTCCGCGCCCGCGTTGAGAATTTTAATCGCCTGTTCACCGAGCTATTAGAGGCTCGCAAACGCAACAAGCATCAATAATCATCCCTTCACAAAATTTTAAAGCCTTACATTTCAATGTATTGGCTTTATCTTGCGCCAATACTTGAGTTTTCTCATCAAAAAGCCTTGACGAAAAATAATGAGAAAACTAAATTACCTCCATCAACACACCGCACGGTGTTCTCAGCAAACAGTTCCGCTACCCCGGCGTTAAGGGGAAATGAGGTCAGCATGGATACTATCGATCTTGGCAACAACGAATCTCTGGTGTACGGCGTGTTTCCAAACCAGGACGGCACGTTCACCGCAATGACGTATACCAAAAGCAAAACGTTTAAAACCGAAAATGGTGCCCGTCGCTGGCTGGAAAGAAACTCAGGTGAGTGATATGGATTTCGACACAATCATGGAAAAGGCTTACGAAGAATACTTCGAAGGCCTTGCCGAAGGCGAAGAAGCTCTCAGCTTCAGTGAGTTTAAACAGGCACTCAGAATAAGAATGCGCTCTCACAATGACGCGGAGCACAAATATGAGAAGCAAAATCAGACCGCAGAAAATTTTGTTCTGGAACCCGGAGAAACGCTTTTCAAAATTCCCGTTACGTGCCCCATTTGCGGTTTTACATCAGAAGAACTTGACGACTCCTGTAACAATCAGGAAACAACCAAGTATGTCGAAGATGATACCGAGTGCGCACGAAGAACGATTATATCCACGAGTCCAAACTCCAGGACCAATAAATCTCACTTTGAGAGGGTGATTAATCCACTCCCCCAAACCAATAAAAAAGATGCCGGAGGACAAAAAAACCAATGGAACAACGGGATATCTGTCAAAAAAAGACGTTCCATTAAAGACAAACAACGCAGCGCCAACAACTGTAAGCGCTTTATACCAGTAATCAATTTTCATGTTCTTAAGCGGATTTATTGGTGGTTGCGACATTGCTTAATGAATCCTTAAAACTGTGGTGATTTTAAGGATACCACCTCGCCTGACGTGGTTAAAAGCAGGCACACAACACGAAAGCGCACGGCGAAGTTCGTCTCACTGTACGGTGTCGTCAAATTTAATTCGACCGTGCGCTTCCGGTTGTGGCAACCCGCGAAATGGCGCGGCGGTAAGTATGGCGGGGTTATTCCTTCCCCGTTGAGGACACCGAGTTGTCAGGTTGACCATACGCTTAAGCGACAACCCCGCTGCAACGCCCTCTGTTATCAATTTTCTGGTGACGTTTGGCGGTATCAGTTTTACTCCGTGACTGCTCTGCCGCCGTTTTTAAAGTGAATTTTGTGATGCGGTGAATGCGGCTAAGCGCACGCGGAACAGTTAAAACCAAAAACAGTGTTATGGGTGGATTCTCTGTATCCGGCGTTAATTGTTAACTGGTTAACGTCACCTGGAGGCACCAGGCACTGCATCACAAAATTCATTGTTGAGGACGCGATAATGAAAACGTTATTACCAAACGTTAATACGTCTGAAGGTTGTTTTGAAATTGGTGTCACTATCAGTAACCCTGTATTTACTGAAGATGCCATTAACAAGAGAAAACAAGAACGGGAGCTATTAAATAAAATATGCATTGTTTCAATGCTGGCTCGTTTACGTCTGATGCCAAAAGGATGTGCACAATGAATTCAGCATTTGCGCTTGTTCTGACAGTTTTTCTTGTTTCCGGAGAGCCAGTTGATATTGCAGTCAGTGTTCACAGGACAATGCAGGAGTGTATGACTGCAGCAACCGAACAGAAAATTCCCGGTAACTGTTACCCGGTCGATAAAGTTATTCACCAGTATAATATCGAAATCCCGGCAGGTCTTTAAAACAGTTCCGTAATAAATATCCGGTTTCATTCTTATATGCCAGCAATGGCAGGGATTTGTTCATCCTTAAATCTGTCATGAGGTTAAAACAAAATGAGTAAAGTCTTTATTTGCGCCGCTATTCCTGACGAACTGGCAACAAGGGAAGAAGGCGCTGTGGCTGTAGCCACAGCCATTGAAGCTGGCGACGAACGCCGTGCTCGAGCAAAATTTCACTGGCAATTCCTGGAACATTATCCGGCTGCTCAGGACTGCGCTTATAAATTTATTGTCTGCGAGGATAAACCTGGCATACCCCGCCCTGCCCTCGATTCATGGGATGCTGAATATATGCAGGAAAACCGCTGGGATGAGGAGTCTGCTTCTTTTGTCCCGGTTGAGACTGAATCCGATCCGATGAACGTCACTTTTGACAAGCTGGCCCCTGAAGTACAGAACGCTGTCATGGTTAAGTTCGACACATGTGAAAACATCACCGTTGATATGGTTATTAGCGCACAGGAATTGTTGCAGGAAGACATGGCAACATTCGACGGACATATCGTTGAAGCGTTGATGAAAATGCCAGAAGTTAACGCCATGTATCCGGAGCTTAAGC